CCAAGTTTTCTCAAATAAAGCGACGGTCACCAATCGTCTCGAGTTTTAATGGTGTTGCTACTATTTTTACATCTAAGCAGCTTTGATGTCGGTATCGGGATTTCAAGGTGTTGGTTCTTCCACCGATGGAGGTGGTCCAAGGTAGTAGGAGAAGATTGTCTCATCCGAAAACGAGTGTAGAATTACCATCTCCCACGGTCCTGCAAATGACTGATCAACTTTGATGAAATATTCCGTTTCTCCTCCTGTTGTAAACTCAAAGAAATCGTCTTCTTTCTCGTAAACGTGCGTCAACATCTTCTGATTTAAATTCATGTAGTTTGATGTTACTTCTACAGCAGGCTCAATGGCAAGACTACCCATCTTGGAAAAGTAATCATAGCCAAGGAGTGGAAAAATGACTGGATTGATATCATCAAGAAAGTCAATTGCTTCCCTACTTCTTACTTTGTAAATTGCATTTATACCTCTTCCATAGTTGTTGATGAAATGGTATCTCAATGGTCCTCGCATAAACATGTAAGCAAAACTAAAATAGTCATGCATCGATACACATCTAACGGGTACCCTTCCGCGTGGTTGAAAACCATTGGTTATGCGTGCCATTCGATTCCAGGTTGATGCATCAGCTAAAGGTGCAGCGTAGTCGTACCGTAGGCCGGGCCTTCTAAGCAGTTTGCGAAGGTTCATGTGAGTTTGTCCGCCCAATTGCCCAGGTCCAACAAGATCTACAAATTTCGCTGGTGTTTTATCTTCCGAATCAAGAGTGGCTTCTTGACCAGTTCCGGTGTCAGTTGTTGGTCTGCAATAAATGCAATCACAAGCACAATCTCCACTCTGCAAGCGAACAGTATCTCGATCAATTTGTCTCATTCCTTTAAGAGAAACAGTAGGTACTGTATAATCTCCGACAAAATTCAAGTCGTAGATATCTCTAGGATAAGCCAATTCAAAGTCACGCCCTCCTCTCACTTTGATGTTAATGTCAACATTTCCTGCGACAGTTGCAGAACTTGTGAGCGGGTTGAGAACGTAGCAAAAGAGTGTTCCAGTCTTGTTCTTTCCAGCAGCAGGACCAGTGTCCGAAGGATTTTGCACTTCTTTGTAAAGCTGTTGTGAAACCCAAGGAATGGATATCACAAAACTTCTCTTGTCTTGTATGTCAATGACATAGGATGGATTTGATTTCGCACTTGACAGACTTGTAGCAGTAAACACATCAGGTAGAAAAGCGATGTGTAATCTTCCTCTGTGAAATTGTGTGGCAATTATGTCAATTTGCAATTCAATTGATCCTCTCCAGTAGACATATGGGGCTGACAGGTAGCAAAGATTTGAAGCAGCCCCAGTTGGCCATGCACCATCAATGAAATGGGTAGGGTGCACGGGCATGTCGAAGAGAACATCTCCAGTTGTTAACGTTTGACTCCAGTTGTAAGTTGTGAAGAAACCCCACTTGCGTACAAGATGTGGCAACATCATTTCAAAACTCCTTGTGTCAGCAAAATCAGCAGGCATTGGTGTTCTCCATTTTTGCGACATGTTCAATCGTGTGGAAGTGGTACCTCCATCTCCATGTGTGACATCTGAATTTGATTCTTCTTTTTGATGAACAGCACTCACATTCGGGTGGTCAAGATCTGAAATGACCTCCAAAACTTCTGGCAAGATCTTCATGCCAGTGTCAAACAATTTTTCAAAGCCACTCTGCAGCTGAGCTTTCTCCGCCTTTTCTCGAATCGTGTCAAAATTATGCTCATACGTTGGGTTTCTGATATTCGCGTTGATTACACGAGCATATACATTGACAGCCAAAGAGACCGGTGTAGCAAGCGTCTGCAGTGTGTTGAAAACGTAGATGTACAAATATCCAAAGACCTCTTTGTAAGATCCAGGATTATCATACAACTTCAGCATGTTGAAAACATGTGAGTACTGTGCTTGTAGTTTCACGTTGATGTTCTGAGCAGCATCTATTTCAACGTGATTCAGTGTTGTTAACCTTTGCAGGTTCATTGGTATTTTAGTCACAGGAGTCCAGGCTGCAATCAATTTTCCTTGGTAAAAAGGGGTGCCATTCACAACAATCGTAAATTCTAAATCACCATTGAGATAGGTGAAATTCTTTAAGAAAGCATTTTGAGGATTTGCTGCTGCGAAGGCACGTGGAAATTCCAAAATTGCCAAAGGAGAGCCAGGCAAGGTAGTAGCATCCCAGTCAAAACTCGCAACAAGCGAATCTTTGGCCATTTGCTCACCCAACGATCTTGTAGGATCATTGTAACTCATTGCCATTAGAGGCTCAGCACTCTGTACTGCATCTCCTTTGTCAGCCTGCACCACTGGCGTTGTGTTTGTTAAGTGGACAGTTTGTGATCTGTTTTCTGTGTCTGTCGACGTATTCGCAACCACGGGCTCTTCAACATCTAAGACAGCAGATGAATTCTGTGTGTTAATTTGGTTCGTTTTTGACATTTTTAACATTTGTTGGTGTACCATTGTCGGCGCGTATTTAATGTCTTGCGTACTAACTTGGATTTTAGCTAGTCCTTTTCGACAGTCTTCGGTCCATTTCTGTTCCAGTTCTTGATAAGTCGGCGGTTCAAAATCTTCTCGGCTCAGGAGTGCATCTCTTGTTTCAGTGTAGACTTGCTCTCCATGATGCATAGCTTCAGCCAATGCCATCTTACCAATCACGTGTTCGTATTTCTCACCAGCAACATAGCTCATGCCTTTGTTACTCCACATCAAGGAATTGTGTAAAGAACCAATTTCAATAGGTGCCTTATAAAATCCACCATCAGCGACGAATGTCCGTTTGAGGAAGCTCATTTGTTGTAAGTTTCGTAATGCTCCTCGAGAGACCAATGTTTCATAGTCATCATAGGCCATTGTCACGTCCGGCTTTTCTTTAGACTCCGTAGTGATTTCGATCCCGTATTTTTCCAAGACGAGTGCAACTCTAGCTAAGTTGAATTGCGGTGAATCTTGTCGCACAATGTGGATGTTATCATCGCCAAAGAACGAAGACGCCACTCTATCATCAATCTCTTGCAAACTCATTTCAGGTGAAATTTCCTTGAATGCAAAGTAGAATATCATTTGATTGATTAGCGAATTGAACTCGGCAGTTCCAAAGCAACCAGATGGCAATCCATGTGTTTTTCGATACAAATGCGATCCGACTGCAACTTGTGAGAGACAGTATTCAGCAATGAGTCTTGT